TCTTCCGGCAGCGCCGGAGCGCGGGTGAGCAGCACGAGCGCCGAGCGATGGAACGCCACGTTCGACGTCGCGGTGTTCCCGACGGTGACGGCGGTCGCCGAGGTCGGGATCGCCTGACGCAGACCCGGTGCGGCGAGCACGATGGTACCCGGCGCGGCGATGCCGGTCTCGACGACGTACTTGTTCGTGTCGCCCGCGAACGTGACGGTGTCGCCGGCGAGGATCGTACCGGTGCCGGTGATCAGCGTGATGCTGCGAGTGCCGACCGCATATCCCGCCGTGTTCGTCGTGTACGATGCGCCGGTACCCTTCGTCACGGCGCGGATCTGGCCGGACTCGCGGATGTCGAACCCGTGGAGCTGACCGAGGATGCCCTGACGCAGCAGACCCTGATCGCCGGCTTCGTTGACGCGGTACAGGCTCGGCAGCGAGCGGAGGTTCGCACCGGCGCTCGTGTCGACGACGAGCTGGAGATCACCGTCCGGACAGCCGTTGTCCTTCAGGATCTTCAGGATCTGCGCCGAATCGCCGATGTTCGGCGTCGAACCGAACGGAGTCGTGCCGGCGGTGCCGTACGCACGCGACGCGAGCTTGAAGAGGCCGGCGAGGTCGGCCTCGATCTCGTTCACCAGCGTCCGCATCGCCTGCGCCATCTGCTGCTGACGGAGCGTGAGGTAGCCGGGACCGTTGTTGTTCAGGCCGAGCTGTTCCTCGCCCGTCCAGCGGAACGGGACGGCGCGCGACTTGGTGATCTGCAGCGTCTTGTTCGTGAACGTCTGGTCGCCGGTGTCCGGCGGGTTCGTGCTCGGCGTGATGTCCTCGGCGGGCGCGGCGGGCGCGACCGGCGAACGGACGACCTGGCCGACGGCCGCGCGCGAGGCCTGCGCATCGAGCGTGACCGCCGGAATGAAGCCGACGAGTTCGCGACTGACGACGTCGAGCGCGCGATACAGGTCGGGGATGAGATTGGTGAGCGTGTTCGGCATTTCAGCATCTCCTCAGTGGAGGTTGTGGGTCAGTCCTTGATGACGCCGCCGTTCTTCGTGAAGTCCATTCGCTCGGCAGCGTTCATCGTTTCGAAACGAGCGCGGTTGACGGTCTTGGGACCGCCACCACCGGAGCCGCCACCAGACGGAGCACCGGAACCACCTTTCTGATCCGCCTTCAGGATCGCCTCCTTCCTCGGGTATCCGTCCACGATGATGCTGAGCGCCTCGTCGAAGTCGGCATCGTCGCCCGGCTTGACGCGGCTGCGCACGCGCTCGCCACGCTCGTCGAACGCCACGAGCTTGTCGCCGTCCATCTTGAACCGTGCGCCGAAGACGGACTGCACGATGTCAGGAGGGATGGCCATCTTCTCGGTGACGAACTTCGAGCCCGCGAACGTGTTCGTGAGCTTCTCGTTGAAGATCTTGGCGTTCAGCTCGGTGAGCTGCGCCTCGCGTTCCGCGAGCTTCTTCTCGTACTCGCCGCGAATGGACTCCTTGATCTTGTCCACCTCGCCGGCGTCGACGAGCTTCTTGTCGTCCAGGTTCTTGACCGTGGTCAGCGCCTTCCGCGCCGCCTCGACGTCGAGGTCGCCGAACTTCTCGAGCTTCGCGAGTGCCTCTTCCTTCGCAACGCGGTGATCCCGCGACTCGGCGTTGAGTCGCTTGATGGACGCCATGGCGTTCGCCGCGTCGAAGGGAACTTCCTTCCCGTCGTCGTGGATGTACACCGGCATCCCGTCCTGCAGGACCGCGTTCCCGTTGGAATCGATCTTCAGTTTCATCGTAGAGCTCCTGAGCTTCCGCTCGTTGGGATTTGGGCTTCGCGCCCGAGGAAGCAGGACGACCATCCGGTCTTGAACTGCGGAACCGGCCATCCGGCCATGAAGCGACGGTCATCCGACCGAGAGAATTGGGACCATCCGGTCCTGAGAACACGGAGAAGACGCGCGTTCTGCGCGCGCAGCATAGCAGAGGCCGAAGTACTCGTGGCCACTGAGCACGCGCGCCCGTGCGGCCTCACTTGCGGCGCTCATACGTCACTCCGTTGTCGCCAGGAAACGGTTCGCGGTGGTCGTTCGCGCCGCTGCGAATCTCGCTGGGAATGCCAGCGGGGAACGCGCGGCAGCGCGCAGGGTCCGCGAAGCGATGCGCGCACGTGACGCAGGGAGTGCGCGCGACGAGCGTGTCTTCGTCGGTGAAGCGACTGGGAATCTTCTTATCCACCGGGGATGTGCTCCAGAATGATGAATCGGCGGTAGCGGCCATCGACGAGCTGTCGCGGTCCTTCGGCGATGAAGCGGAACGCGCTGCGGTGGTCGAGGATCAGCTCGCGCTCACCGACCGAGCCCGAGATCGCACGCGTTCCGGGAGGCATACGCACCTCCATGAACGTGTCGATTCGCCGATCGTCGGAGTTTCGCATGATGAAGTAACTCGCGGTGTACGGCTCCGCAGAGACGCTCGTCAGGCCAGCAGCCTCGAACGTGTCGCCGACGCGAATGGACTCCAGCATACGACCGAGCTCGCTGTCAGGACGATACGACACGCCACGGAACCCGCGCATCGCTTCCTCAGACGGCGGAGCGTTCGCGATCTGTTCGCGAAGGAGCTCGGCCTGCGTACGCGCCTCGTCGCTGCCGCGCCCGGTGCGCAGGTACTCGTTCAGCTCGCGTGCGCCAGCGTCCTTCACATAATGGTCGTGAGCAGCAGACAGCTCGTCCTCCCACCGCATCGCCTCGACGTGGCGTTCCTCGATGTAGTCCAGCGCGTGACCGATGTCTACGATCGGCGCACCGGTCTCTTCGTCGGTACCGGCCTCGGTACTGTACGGTTCGTCCCATGCTGGCGGGTAGTCGTGCAGCGTCTCGATCGGCGAGGGCGCAGCGGGCTCTTCCGCCAACATCTCTTCGATAGCGCTCTGCTCCTCCGTCGTCGGAGTGGCGTCGGGCTCCGTCTGCTGCTCCTCGACGTCACCGACCTGCGCAGCCTCGCTCTCCTCGGCCTCGGTCGGGTAGCCGAGCACCTCTTCGCGCAGTTCGCTGAGCGTGACGACCTGACCGTTCTGGTTGATGAGGTCGGCCGTCGTGATGACTTCGCTGCGCCAGAGCTCGGCGCGGCCTTCGCCGAGGATGTCGTTCTGCTGCTCGGGAGTCAGCGTCTCGAGCCAGTCGTCGAACTTGTCGATGTCCTTGCCGCCGTCTTCGGGCGGTCCGTCTTTGAACTTCTGCGGCAGCAGGATGCAGCGACACCACGGGTGGAGCGCCGGCGACGCGTAGGGAATGTCATGTCCGATCGGCTCACCATCCATGTCCCAGAGTTTGCCGGCGCGCTCAGCGCACTCGATGCAGACCTTGGGATCCAGGATGGCGTGCCATTTCAGCGCATTGACTCCGTTCGCTGCCATGGTGGCGCGCCTGCCCGCATCCGCAGCGGAGTGGACAGTCGCGTCGCCGACGCCCCGAACCTTTCGGATGGCGTCATCTATGACACCGTTCCGCAAGTCTTTGCCAGTGCCGAGTACGCGCTCGACGACTTCCTTGCCCGACTGCCCGGCCTCGGCAGCGAGACGAATCTCTGCGGTCATGCGATCCATGAGCCGCTGCGCCTGTACCGCGAACGTTTCGTCGAGCGTCCTACCCATCAGCGTGAAGTTCGATGCGGTGCGCGCGACGAGTGCTTCGCCGGCCACCGTGGGGAACGCGCTCGCGCGTGCGGCGAACTTCGCCTCGATCGGCATGAGCTGTCGCACTGCGCCGACCTTGCGCGCCGCGATGCCTGCGTACGCGCTGGTCACGATGGTGTCGATCTGCTTCAGCAGCGCGTTCAGCTCCTTCTTCGAGTACCCGCCGAAGTCGGCCGTCCCCATGGCGCTCTTGATCTTGCGCGCCATGGTGCGCAGGTCTACGGTCGAAGACGCGTTGAGCCCGTTCGCCACGCGAATGAGGCGCAGCGCGTGCTCGACGTACTTCTGCGTGACGGTCTTGGCCACGGCTCACCTCACTGCTGCGGCGGAACGACAGGCTTCGCGCCCGGTGCCGGAGTCTTCGGCTTGCCAGTGAGCGGATCGATGTCGTCGACGACCGGCTTCGCGCCGGGTTGCGGTGCGACGGGCTCGTCGTTCGCGACACGCTCCTGCTCGTCCTCCCACTCCAGCTCCTCGCTGAGGATGCCTCGGCGCTGCGCCTCGCCGAACGTGCTCTGGGACGATACGATGCCGCGATTGTTCAGGTCCATGACGATCTTCATCGACTCCAGCGGCGCAGCGTCCGGCTCGAGATTCGCGACGAGCTCGACGGTGCCGCCGGAGGTCTCGTTGCGGTACTTCGCCACCGTGTCCAGCAGCGAGCCGATCGTGGTCTCGAGGTCGTTGACGAACGCGCCGAGCGGCGAGTTCTCACGCGCGGCCTCCTCGCTGCTCTGCGTGGCGGTCTTCGTGCCAGCCGGGTTGACGAGGAGCTTGGCACCGGCCTCGCGCATCTCGTCCTTCAGGCTCTCGAGCGAATCGCGTCCGGACTTGATCGCCGCGCCAGTGTGTTCCACGAACTGGAGCTTGCCGTCATGCGGGAGCTTGATCGCGCTCTTCGCACCGATGGTGATCTGCGCATCGTCATCCATTCCCATGGCCACCAGGATGGGGACGCTCGCGATCTCGAGCAGCGAGTCGTTCGACGACTGCTGGCACCAGTGCTTCACGTTGAGGTATGCGAGCTCGCGCAGCAGCGGCTCGGCGGTCATGAACCCGGTTCGCTTCGCATAGAGCGTGACCAGCGCGATCTCGCCGAGCTCGTTGGGAATGCGCTCGGCCTCCTGCCACCGGAACTTCCCTTGCGCGTCCTTGATCTTCTCGTACGTGGCGATGTCGGCGCGCGTGTAGACGCGAATCTGCTCGACGTCTGTGACACCGAACTCGCCGTCCTCGACTCGCTTCGTGAAGCGAACGCGGAGCTGAGTGAGTACGCCGCGCTCCTCGCGCCAGCCGACGATTCGCTTCGCGCTCACGTGGACGAGGTACGGGCGGAGCTTCGCCTTTCGCTGCTCCTCCAGCGTACGCACGTCGCCGCGCGGCGGAGCCTCGACGAGCGCGTGCGAGAGCCCGTACGCCATGGCGTCGCGCGCCCATGTCTTGCAGAAGTCATTGAGCGATCTCTTCTGCATGTCCACGTCGTCGAGCACTTCCTCGACGATCCACGATGGCACGTCCTCCTTCGGCTTGATCGGCTCGAAGAACGCGCGGCCGATGAGCGCCTTCAGCGTCTCCTCGAACGCGGGGAACAGAGTGGACGTGGACAGCCGCGCCTCGTAGTCCTTGGGGTCTTCGAGCGTGCGTCGCGGCAGGAACAACTCACCAGCGGCGCGCATGGCCGGCGTGCCGCCGAGCAGTGCGTCGATGATCGGCCATTCTTTGGCCATCGCGTCGACTTCGGCGATGGGCGTCTCGATCGGGTGGCGGGATTGCGCGGTGCTCATGGCTCAACCTCTCAGGCTGGAAACGGACGTGGTTCGCTTGCGTGCGAGCACGCGGTAGCGCGTGTCGTCGTAGACGTGGTCCTCGGAATCGCTGTCGATGTCGTCGGGGTCGTCTTCGTCGCGTGGCAACGTGGGAAGGAGCGAAGTAGCGGCGCGACAATGGTCCATGAAGTAGAGACCAGGTCCTTCGCCGTCCTTCGCTGCTTCGAGCATGTCGCGCATCAACTGGAACCCTTGTTTCCGCGAACCGGGTCGCTTGTCACTGTCGTTCCACTTGACTCCCTCGCGCTCCATCTTCGTCTTGATGCTCGGGACGCTCGACTCCCTACGCTCGCCGATCTGGTTGTCGGCGGGGCCGGGATGCACGGTGCCGGTGATCCACTGGCCGGCGCGTAGTTCGGCCTCGCGCTTCTTGATGCCTCGCGCGATGCTCTTCGCGCTGAGCTTGAGGCCCGTGTTCGTGCCGATGTCGGCGCTGCCGTACCATTCATGGATGCGAATGAGCGTGCCGCGCGGTGGCGCGAACTTCTTACCGTTCGGCAGGATCGCTTCGGTGCCGTCGGCCTCCGCCCACCATCCCACGCTGAACGGGTGTGTGGATCCCCAGTCAAACGAGCGATCCACGCGCCACGACGACGGGACCTTGAAGCGAGGCACGATGTGGACGGTATCGTCCCAGACGTCGTCGAACGCGCCACCGGCCACGATGTTCCAATCGCCCCAGAGCCACGCGCGACGCTTGTTGTTCTCGGTGATGTTCTCGAGCTCGGCGATGTACTCGGGCGCGAGGTACCTGTTCTCCTTGTACGAGCCGAAGAGTCGAACCTGTGTCTTGGTCACCGACTCCCTGCGTTGCGTTCGCGGGTTGAATACGTTCGTGGTCTTGCGCACGACGCGGCCCGGCGGAGCAACGTCGATGAACCTACGCTTGATCCAATTGTGGCCGGGACCGTAAGGGTTAGTCGTCGCGAACACTTCGAGCGGAATATCCGGCAGCAGTGAGCCGTCTTCGCGCGGGTGGTCGCGCGGTATGAACGACGTACGATTGCACGACATCATCAGGTCGAACAGTTCGCTCGTCGGGTACTTCGACAGTTCGTTCCAGCCGATGAACGGAAACTCGTGGCCGTGATAGATCCAGTAATCCTGCTGTCGCTTGATGTGTCGGAAGACCAGCGTCTCACCTCCCGGCCATCGCCATTGGAACGAACCACTGCCACCGGTGAACCGAGCTCCGTCGCCCAGACCGCTGAACCAGCGAATCGACTTCGCGACGATGTCAGCGAGGTTCTTGTACTCGCGGTCGAAGATGACACCATTCCAGAACGCGCCGTATCCCATGCCGACACGCGTGCGAAACCGCATGAGCTGAGCATCTGTCTTACCCGGTCCACGTGTACCTTCGTAGAGCACGACGTTCGCAGGACACGACAACGCAAGCGTCTGTGAGCCGGGCAGCGGCTTCCAAACGGTGTGTTCCTCGGCGACGACGGTGTTCATTCGCGCACTAGAGCCTTGAGTCGCGTCTGCTGGTCGCTCGCGAGTCGCTCCCATTCGTCGACGTCGAGCATGGCGGGGACGCGAATGACACCACCGACACCGTTCTTCCCGTTCGGGTTCTTGACTTTACCGTTCTCCGGCTTGAGCTTGAAGATGGCGGCGAGCTCGCGCAGCGCGGCGACGCGCCCGCTGTCGTACGCACTGTTCGCAACGGCAGCGAGATTCGCGACGATGCGGTTCGGTGTGATCAGGTCCTCGAGCTTCGCTTCGTCGATGCGACGGTTGATCTCGAGGTTGACGCGTTGCTCGCCGAGCGCTCGCTTCGCCCATGCGCGGGAGTTCAACCGCGCGACGCCGGCGCGAATGGCCGCTGCGCGTGCGTTGAAGTCGCGCAGGTACTCGTTGACGAAGCGCTCCTCCTGCGCGGTCAACGCAGGCTCAGGCGCAGCGACGTCTATTGAGCGCGAAGGCTTCTTCGCACTCGCGGGCGATTGCTTGGCAGTGCGTCGGGACACGGGTTGGCTCCTGGATGCAGCGCGGCGCGCGACGCAGGTCGCCAGCCAGGAACTGACGCGGAGGGAGGTCGCGCGCCGCGCTGCGGTCCGCACTGTAAGTCGCGTCACCGAGCACCGCAAGTCGCGCACGTCGCGCGGCGACTGTTACATCACCGATCGCAGCGCGGGGAGCGTGATCGCTTCGCCGACGTTGTCCCTTTGTGGAGGGATCTGCACGATTGCGCGTGCAGCGGAGCGCGACTCGGCGCGACACGTTTTGAGCCTCGGCGGGCGCAGATGTAACAGCAGATGTAACAGTCTCAAACCGCACAACGGCGGGAGCTAGAGGGTCGTCTGTTACATCTGTTACACCTGTTACACCTATTTAGATTAAGTAGAGGGAACAGTAAATGCACTCCTTAACTAATAGATTTGTCAAAGGTGTAACGTGTAACAGGTGTAACATCACTTTCCAAATTTCCCTTGTTTTAGGGATCAACGAGCGACTTTGCGACGGTTACACCTGTTACATCACATCGCTCGTTTTCAGCGCTCAGAGCCCGCGCACCGAGACCCGAGCTTCTCCGCAGTGAACGCCAAGTGCCTGTTCCAGCGGCAAAAACTTGCATTGGTCTGTGCGCGGCCTCCACTGCTAGGCTAGGCGGCCCCGAGTGTAACAACTGCCGACGCGACCGAGTCGGTCAGGAGCGAGCGCGTGCCAACGAAGAAGCCTGTCGCACTGAACCTGCGACGTATGCTGGAAGAGAAACTGCTGAGCAGCGGCATCAGCGCGAAGGACGGAGCCGCAATGAAGTGCGACGTTCGCAGCGCGGACAACGCACCGAGCGACATTCCCATCAAGGAGGCCGGGTTCATAATCCCGTACTTCGACATCCACGGGAAGCCGCTCAAGTTCTGGCGCTACCGCTACCTCATCGAGCCGAAGCCGAAAGGGTTCGCGGCGCTCACGAAGCGAAAGCCGCTGAAGTACGTGCAACCTCCGAAGAGCGAGGTTCGCATGTACCTGCCTCCGATCTTGGACTGGGCTGCTCTCGCGAAGGACTCGTCGGAGACCATCATCATCACCGAGGGCGAACTGAAAGCGTTCAGCGCCTGCGCGAACACGCCATACGCGTGCATCGGGCTCGGTGGCGTATGGAGCTTCAAGTCGAACTCGCGACACGAGCCAGTCATCCCCGACTTCGACGCGTTCAAGTGGGAGGGTCGCCCGGTCTACATCGTGTACGACAGCGACGCGGTCACGAACCCGAACGTCATGATGGCGGAGAACGCGCTCGCGCGCGTGCTGCTGTCACGTGGCGCAGAGCCGCACATCGTGCGACTGCCGGCACTGGCCGACGGTGCGAAGTGCGGCCTCGACGACTACCTCGTGGCGCACGGTGCCGAGCGACTGGAGGACCTGCTCGAGAAGTGCGAGACGTGGCGCAGTGCGAAGGAACTGCACAAGCTCAACGAGGAGGTCGTGTACGTGCGCGATCCCGGCCTCATCCTGCGCCTCGACAACCTGCAGAAGCTCAGCCCGCGCGCGTTCGTTGACCACGCGTTCGCGACCCGCATCTACTACGAAGAGGTCGTGGTCAAGAAGGACGTCAAGCTCATTCCCAAGAGCGCGCCCAAGGAGTGGATCACGTGGCCATCGCGCGCCGAAGTGCCGAAGATGTCCTACGAACCAGGACAGGAGCGAATCGACACCGAAGGCAACCTCAACCTCTGGCCGGGATGGGGATGCGAGCCCGTTCCCGGCGACGTGAGTCTGTGGACCGAGCTGCTGGACCACCTGTTCTCCGACAGTGGCGACGCGGGCGCGCGCGAATGGTTCGAACGATGGTGCGCGTACCCGATCCAGCATCCCGGCACGAAGATGTTCTCGTCGGCGGTTCTGTGGGGTCTCGCGCACGGTACAGGTAAGTCGTTCGTCGGCTACTCGCTGTTCAAGATCTACGGCGACAACGCAGTCGAGATCGCCGACGAAGACCTGCGAGGCTCGTTCAACGACTGGGCTGAGAACAGACAGTTCGTCATGGGAGAGGAGATCACCGGCGGCGACAAGCGCGGACAAGGCGACCGCATGAAAGGCATGATCACGCGGCAGAAGGTTCGCATCAACGCGAAGTTCGTGCCGGCGTACTCAGTGCGTGACTGCCTCAACTACCTGTTCACTTCGAACCATCCGGACAGTTTCTTCCTTGAGGACGAGGACCGCCGCTACTTCATCCACGAGGTGCGTGCGAAGCCGAAGCCGGCAGCGTTCTACAAGAGGTACGAGGACTGGATCGGGCGTGCTGGCACCGTGGGGCCGGGCGCGTCTGCGTTGTTTCACCACCTGTTGACGCTGCCGCTCGGCGACTTCAACCCGAGCGGCCCCGCGTTCCTGACTGCTGCGAAGGAGAACATGCTGAGCCTCGGACGCAGCGACCTCGCGACGTGGGTCTACACGCTCAAGCACGATCCCGACAGCGTGCTGAAGCTCGACAAGATGCCGCTGAAATGGTCGCTGCTGCGCGTGGAGGAGCTGCTGTCGCTGTACGATCCAGAGAACAAGGGTCGCGTGACCGGGAACGGTATGGCGCGCGAGCTGTCGCGACAAGGGTTCCGCAAGGTGGCCGGCGGCATCGGCGTGCGTACGCTCGCGGGACTGGTGAGGCTATGGGCTGTCCGTGACGTGGACGCGTTGACACGTGCCACGCCGGGCGAAATCGCAGACACGTACAACCGCGAACGCGGGTTGGTCAAGAAGAGGAGTAGTAGCAGTGAGCAAGAAAAAGCCAAGCAAGGAACAAAGCCCGTACGTGATCCTGGACGTGCATCGCAAAAGCACCGAGGTTGAGATTCGCGACGCGTACTACCGACTCGCGCGACGCTGGCATCCAGATCGCAAGCGCGGCGACACGGACATGTTCGTCATTATTTCGCAAGCCGACGACGCGATCAGGGCCGAGATGGACCGCTACAAACGCGCCGAGCGTATGAAGCTCAAGTGCGACCCGTGCTCGTGGTGCAGCGGGTCTGGAGTCGTGTGGGTCGGTAAGGGGTTCACGAACAAGAAGCCTTCTCGCTGCGAGCCGTGCGGCGGCGAAGGATACGTACCGAGGGCAGCACGATGAACACGATGCACTTGATCGGCGCGGACAGCGTGCAGCGAGCAGGACACGAAATAGCCTCAGGAGCGCAGAAGATGCGCGACGCTGCTCACCTCATCGACAGCTCGCTAGCCGCGCAGCGCCAATGGATGGAGGGCTGGTTGGAGCGGTACAGACAGATCACTGAAACAGGAGCAACGCAGAAATGAGCATTCGCAAGCAACACATCGGCACGAGGCGCGTCTACACCGCGTACCCGGACAGCGGCACGTACGCACCGCGTGAGTTCAGCACGCGCGCCGAAGCCGACGACTACCTGACGGTCGTGAGTGTGGCGGAGCGCATCCTGCTGTCGCCGAGCAACCTGTTGTCGCCGGACGCTGCGCTGAGCGTCGCGTACTCACTCATCGAGTGCTTCGTAATCTACGCCAAGAAGGAGCGGTCATGAGCGGCCACGTTCACATCACGTCGCAAGACGTTCGCGCGACATGGCGCTTACTCACGGTCAAGGTCGTCGTGCCGTGGGGCGCGAACCTGCGCGAGCAGTTGATAGTCGCCGCGCACATGTCCTCTAAGGTGTCCGTGGACGCGAGCGTGGCCGGTGTCGCCATGTCGGCGTTCGTTCACCACGAACGCACCGTGGAGACTCCAGAAGGAGTCTTCGCCGAATTCCTACTTACGGAGGCTCAGTCGTGAAGACCGTCGCAGTGTTGCCGTGTCCGTTCTGCTGCACGTCGCCCGTCGCCGAGCGCTACGACGGAGGCCTGTTCATCGGCTGCGAGACCGAGTCGTGCCCGGTGCAGCCGAGCGTCTGGGACTTCAAGGAAGACCAGGTCGTCGTTGACTGGAACACGAGAGCGGCGTACCGCGAGACGCTGACCACGCGCCGCGTCACCATCAAGGAGAAGACCAATGGCTGAGCGCTTCGTTCCCTATCAGCAGTGTGGCAACCCGGCGTGCTCCGAGTGCTGGTCAGTGCGCGACAACGTGCTCGACGGCATCGTGTGCGCGTGCGAGCTGCCGGTGGCGCGCACCATCTGTCGTCTGCTGAACCGCGAGTACGGTGCCAGCATCACGGACATCGGCGACAACGGTCGCCCCATCAACGGGAGTCACTGACGTGGACAAGTTCGAGACGAGGCACGTCATCGGCAAGAAAGTGCTGCTCCAGTGCGATGGCCACGGCAACGTCCGCATTTCGCGCTTGGACGGCGCGACGTTGTGGAACGTACAGGTGTTCGCCGACGGTGCCGAGATCAAGCTCACTTCGGCCAACGGACCCGACGATAGAGACTGGGTCGCTGCGCTGAGTGTCGAGCCTCACGTGTCGAACAGCGTCACGGTTCGCATGCTCACAAGCGCCGAGCACCTGCGCAAGAGCAAGGTGCGAACCACGAAGCTCGCAGTGAGCCCGAAGCCGAAGAGCAAGGAGGCGCGCCGTGTACTTCGATGACTCCGGCCTCAAAGGTTGCTTCACCGTACTGCTCGTGACCGCAATCGTGGGTCTGGTGGCCACCATGTTCGTGCTCGTGAAGCACGTATGGCCATGGCTCAAGACCATCATCCACGCGGCTACTGCGTAGCGATTGCACCGCTGCACGTACTCACGGGCGCGCATGGTAAAATTGGATGCGGTCGCCTTGACCGCACTAGGAGAACACGTCATGTCGCACAAAGAAACTTTCGGTGAGCTGTTCATGGAGTCGACGAGCGACATCAGCGGGCGCACGAAGAAGCCGAAGCAGTCGTGGCGGTGGCGCATCCGTGCGGCGAACAACCGCGTCATCGCGACCAGCGGTGAGTCGTTCGCGAGCAAGTCCAACGCGATGCGCGCGCTGACGAACGTGGTGCAGACCATCGGCGCGGTCGCGCGGCAGCCGACCACGGTCCCGAACGCGGTGCCGTTGTTCACGGTCGTCACGTTGTCCGAAGTCGGCGACGGCGCGACGGACGTGAGGTACGTCCCGTGTACCGCGTGACGATTCAGCGGCGGAAGGACCGCTGGTGCGTGGCGCTCTACCACGAAGGACACAAGATCTGGTCCGCCGTGAACGAGAACCTCGGCACCATCCTCGACGAGCTGAAGCACACGATCAAGGAGTTCGGGAGACTGACGTCATGACCGAAGTACAGACCGAGGCACTGCGCGACGACGAGCGGTTCCACCTCGCGAAGCAGCGCCTCGATGGAAGCATCGAGTACGTGAAGACCGCGATTCCGCTGAAGAACGCGATGTTCATGTTCAAGCAGTACGCCGGCGGCACGCTGACGCTCAGCGAGAAGTTCAACGCAGTCGCGATCTTCGACGAGGAGTACCGCATCGTCGCGGAGTACAGGCGCGGCGTCGGCATCACGTACCCGCCACAACCCAAGGAGAAGGCGTCATGAGTAGCGCGTGGATTGCGATGATCTGCTTCTTCGGCGACGGCTCGCCGCTCAACGACCGCTGCTTCGATGCGCAGTTCGTGGTGGACACGATCGTCGAGTGCCGCACGCTCGGCGAGGAAGTGCCGCTGAACATCAACACCGGCGTCGCCAATCCGGGCAACGGTGTCACGATCCTGTACGAAACCGCGTTCGACGGTAAGAGAACGGTCGTGGCGCATACGTCGTTCGAGTCGCGCGGCTACTCGTCGTTTCGCCCGAACGACGCGACCGTGTACACCATCGGCTCGGGCTCGTTCTACGACGGGTTCGAGGACTGCTCGTGCTTCACCAGACTGATCGGAGGCTGCCAGTGAGCCAGACCAAGCGACTGTCGTGCGCGCAACGCAACCTCGTCGTGGAGCTCGGCGCGCGCCGGGCGACGCGTACCGGGTTGAAGTTCTACAACCGAGCCGTTCTGGAATCGCTCGACCAGCGCGGTCTCGTCAAGACCGAGTTCAACGCGGCTGGTGTGCGCGAGTACTCGCTCACCGCCGAAGGTCTCGCGGTCCATCGCGAGCTGACGACGATCAAGCCGGTGGTCTCCATCGGGGAGTACGTGGATGGCCAGATGGCCGCGCTCGCCGAGGAAGAGCGTGAGCGCGAGGAAGAGCAGGCTCAGCGCGCGGCGAGGCGGCAGCGATGAACATCTTCATGCTCGCCCGAGGACCCATCGCGTGCGCCCGCGCGCACTGCGACAAGCATGTCGTGAAGATGCCGCTGGAGTACGCGGAGATGCTCGCACTGGCGCACTGGCACCGCGAGATCGCCAGTGGCAAGGTCCAGCGCGTCGGCTACACCACCGACAGCGCGTGGCCGAAGATCGGCAAGCGACACCTCAA